GGCCAACGGCCAGCTTTACCACGGTGAACGCACCCACATCGGCTGGACTGCCAAGGACATCGTCCTGCCCACCATCTCGGGCTCCAAGGCCAGCGGGGCGGTGATCAAGGTGGCCGGGATCACCGGCCGCATCCGCGGCATGAAGTTCAAGCGCTCTGATGGCCGCGCCGCCCGCCCGTCGCTGGTGGTGCTCGACGACCCACAGACCGACGAGAGCGCCCGCAGCCCCAGCCAGTGCCAGCACCGGGAATCCATCCTGGTGGGCGCCGTGCTCGGCTTGGCGGGCCCAGGCAAGAAGATCGCCGGGATCATGCCCTGCACGGTGATCCGCCCCGGCGACATGGCGGACCGCATCCTCGACCAGGACACGCACCCGGAGTGGAACGGCGAACGGACCAAGATGGTCTATGCCTTTCCCACCGCGACCAAGCTGTGGGAGGAATACGCCAAGCTGCGCGCCGATGGCATGCGCGCCGGGCGCGAACTGGCGGATGCCACCGCGTTCTACGTCGCCCATCGCGTGGAGATGGACGCCGGCGCCCGGGTCGCTTGGGAGGCCCGCTACAACCACGACGAGTTCTCTGCGATCCAGCACGCCATGAACCTCAGGCTCCAGGACGAGGTGGCGTTCTGGGCCGAGTACCAGAACGAGCCGCTACCGGAAGTCACCGAGGAGAGCGAGGCGCTGACCGCCGAGGTGATCATGGCCAAGGACAACGGCCATGACCGTGGCGTGGTGCCGCTGGATGCCAGCCATCTGACCGCCTTCCTCGACGTGCAGCAGAAGGCACTGTTCTGGGTGGTCTGCGGCTGGAGCGATGAGTTCACCGGCTACGTGCTGGACTACGGCACCTGGCCGGACCAGCGCCGGGCCTACTTCACCCTGCGCGACCTACGTCTGACCATGGCGGCTGCGACCAAGGGCGCCGGGCTGGAAGGCCAGGTCTACGCTGGCCTGGAAGCAGCCACCGGGCAACTACTCGGTCGACGCTTCCGTCGTGACGATGGGGCGGAGTTGAACATCGAACGCCTGCTCATCGACGCCAACTGGGGCCAGAGCACCGATGTGGTCTACCAGTTCTGCCGGCAATCGCCCAGCGCAGCGCTGCTCACCCCCAGCCACGGCCGCTTTGTCGGCGCCTCGTCCATTCCATTCAGCGAGTACCGCCGCAAGCGCGGTGATCGGGTTGGCCTGCACTGGCGCATCCCGGCGGTGGTCGGCCGGCACACCGTGCGCCATCTGCTCTACGACACCAACCACTGGAAGTCCTTCATCCATGCCCGCCTTGCCGTGCCCATGGGCGACCCCGGTTGCCTGTCGCTCTTCGGCCACGATCCGGAACGGCATCGGCTCATCGCGGAGCATCTGACGGCGGAGTACCGAGTCCGCACCGAGGGCCGAGGGCGGGTGGTGGACGAGTGGCGCCTGCGTCCCGAGGGCTTCGACAACCACTGGTTCGATGGCGTGGTTGGCTGCGCGGTGGGTGCGTCGATGCTGGGGGTGGTGCTGGCGGGGACCAGCGACATGCCTGCCAAGCGTCCGCGGGCGCGCCTGCGACTGTCTGATCTCGCCCGACGGTAGAACAGTAACACGGCACCGAGAGCGGTGCTCCCGATGTCGTGATGGACTACTTGCCCTACCCCTTGCCATCAGTGCTGTTCCGATCGGCGGCTCTCTGCGCTCGGCTGAAACGAAGCGTCAAACGCCGCGTCAGCCGGACCAGGTCGGCCTGTTCCGGGTAGGGAATGGGCAGGAGGCATCTGCCCTCATGTCCGACGAACTGGAGCAGCCGATCCGGCAGAACGCCACCGGGCCCAAGAAGGCCACGGGCGACTCCGGCTCGGTGGAACAGCACAGCCTGCCCGACCAGATCGCGGCCGACCGCTACCTGGCCTCCAAGCGGGCGATGAAGACGCGGACCAAGGGGCTGATCCTCACCAAGTTGGTCCCGCCGGGGGCGGCGTGAGAGCCGCGGGCTGGTTGACCAAAGGCCTCCGGGCCATCGGTCTCGCCGGCTCCGCCGCCCCCGGCCGAAGCGGGGCGGTGGCGCGGCAGGTCGTCCCGACCATGCGCCGCATCGTGCGCGCCCGCTACGACGCCGCCCAAACCACGCACGACAACTACCGGCACTGGGCACTGGCGGACGGGCTCTCGGCCGATGTGGCGGCCTCGCCGGCGGTGCGGCGGATCCTGCGCAACCGCGCCCGTTACGAGGTGGCCAACAACAGCTACGCCCGCGGCATCGTTCTGACCCTAGCCAACGACTGCGTCGGCACCGGCCCGCGCCTTCAACTCTTGGGCATTCGTGGCGAGGACTCGCGGTTGGTGGAGCGCGCCTTCGCCGCCTGGGCCACCGCCATCGATCTGGCGGAGAAGCTGCGCTGCATGCGGGTCGCCCAGGTCGAGGACGGCGAGGCCTTTGCCCTGCTGGTTTCCAACTCCCGGCTCGGTTCGCCGGTCACCCTCGATCTGCGACTGGTGGAGGCCGAGCAAGTCAGCACTCCGAACGTCGGCTGGCTCCAGCCCAATCGTATCGACGGCATCGTCTTCGACTCCGTCGGCAACCCGGTCGAGTACCACGTTCTCAAGTTCCACCCCGGTGGGCCGATGGGGCTCATGCCTCTGGAATACGACCGGGTGCCGGCGAAGTCGGTGATCCATCTCTTCCGACCCGACCGACCGGACCAGCGCCGGGGCATCCCCGAGATCACCCCGGCCATCCCGCTCTTCGCCCAACTGCGGCGCTACACCCTGGCGGTGATCGCGGCGGCCGAGACCGCCGCCGACTACGCCGGCATCGTCTACACCGATGCGCCCGCTGGCGGCGAGGCCGACCCAGTCGAGCCGATGGACACCATCGCCCTGGAGAAGCGGGCGCTGCTGACCATGCCCGGCGGCTGGAAGATGGAGCAGATGCGGGCGGAGCAGCCGTCCACCACCTATGCCGAGTTCAAGCACGAGATCCTCAACGAGATCGCCCGTTGCCTGAACATGCCCTTCAACGTCGCGGCCGGCAACTCGTCCGGCTACAACTACGCCTCCGGTCGCCTTGACCACCAGGTCTACTTCAAGGCGGTTCGCGTCGATCAGGCGCGCATCGCCGCCCAGATCCTGGACCGGGTGTTCGCGGTATGGCTGCGCGAAGCGCTGCTCATCGACGGCTTCCTGCCGGAGCGCTTACGGGCTGCGGGTCTCGACTGGTCGCACCAGTGGTTCTGGGATGGCAACGACCATGTCGATCCCGCCAAGGAGGCCAACGCCCAGGCGACGCGGCTGCAGAACCTCACCACCACCTTGGCCGACGAGTTCGCCCGCAAGGGCCAGGACTGGGAGCTCCAACTGCGGCAGCGCGCCCGTGAGCTTGCCCTCATGCGCGAGCTGGGATTGGAGCTCAAGCCGAGCGACGGTCCGGCCACCCAACCGCTCCCCGGCGATGCCCTGCCGCCCGATGGGGCAGCCGACCCAGCCACCTCCACCGACCCCATCGAGGAAGCCGATGCCCGTGCCGCGTAAGATCATGGCTGCCGCCCCGCCGGAAGCGCCCCAGGTGGTCGCCTTCGCCTGTGCCCCGGAGTGGCTCCAGGCTGAAGCCGCCGCCCCGGGAGCCGATGGCCAGGGAGCCAAACCCGCCCTGCCGCGCTTCGCCATGGTCGCCTACACCGGTGGCCCCATGCGTCTGGCGGGTTGGCGCCACCCGGTGGTGGTCGACCTGGCGGGTCTCACCATCCCGACCCAGAACCGCCCCATCCGCCTCGGCCACGATGCCGCCCAAGGCGTCGGCCACACCGACGGCATCCGCATCGAGGGCGGCCGGCTCGTTGCCACGGGCGTGGTTTCGCGTGACACCGCCGCCGCCCGCGAGGTGGTGGCCTCATCCCGCAACGGCTTTCCCTGGCAGGCCTCCCTCGGCACCAGCGTCGAGCAGCACGAGTTCGTCCGCGACGGCGGCTCGGTGCTGGTCAACGGCCAGTGCTATCCAGGTCCGCTCAACGTCGTGCGCAAGTCGACCCTCGGCGAGATCAGCTTCGTAGACCTCGGCGCCGACGGGAACACCAGCGCCGCGGTCACCGCCACCCATCCTTCCACCGCTTCTGGAGACCAGTCCGTGACCACCAAACCCGCCTCCACTCCCGCCCCCGCCACCACTGCCGCTGCGACCGACCCGGCCGAAGCCCCGGCCATCACCGCGACGCCGGCCAGCACGGCTCCGGCTGCCGCCGCTTCCACGCCGGCGAGCGTTCAGGCCGCCGCTACGGCCCCGACCCCGGCGCCCGCTGCGGCACCGGCCACGCCGGCTACCAACCCCACCACCATCCAGGCCAGCGCCTCCTTGTCCCCCAGCGCCGCCGAGCTGCGCGCCGCCGCGGTGGCGGAGAGCGAGCGCATCGCCGCAGTGCGCAAGCTCGCCACCGGGCACAGCGACCTCGAGGCCAAGGCCATCAAGGAGGGCTGGGACACCACCCGCACCGAACTGGAGATGCTGCGCGCCGACCGGCCGCAGTCTCCGGCCATCCACACTCGCCAGATGAACATCACCAGCGAGGTGCTCGAGGCCGCCTGCCTGCTCTCGGCCAGGCACACCGAGGCGGAGAAGGTCTGCAATCCGGCGGCGCTGGAGATCGCCTCCACGCGCTATCGCGGCGGCATCGGCCTGCAGGAGCTGCTCTTGGAAGCGGCCTGGGCCAACGGCTACACCGGCCGCACCTTCCGCGACACCCGCGAGGTGCTGCGCGCCGCCTTCGTCGGCGGCCTCACGCCGGGGGTGGTGCGCGCCGAGGGCGGCCCGTCGAACATCGACATCGGCGGTATCCTCTCGAACCTCGCCAACAAGTTCCTGCTCGAAGGCTTCAACTCGGTCGAGCAGGTGTGGCGCAACATCGCCGCGGTCGGCCCGGTCACCGACTTCAAGGCCGTCACCCGCTTCCGCCTCATCGGCAAGGACCAGTTCGAGCGCGTGGCCCCCGGCGGCGAGCTGAAGCACGGCACCCTGGGCGAGATCCGGTATCAGAACCAGGCCGATACCTACGGCCTGATGTTGTCGATCGACCGCCGTGATCTCATCAACGACGACCTCGGTGCCATCACCACCGTGCCACGTAAGCTGGGGCGCGGCGCTGGACTCAAGATCAACGATGTGTTCTGGACTACCTTCCTCGCTAACTCCGCCTTCTTCACGGCGGCCAACAAGAACCTGCTGGTGGGGACCGACACCGTCCTGTCCATCGACGGCCTGACCAAGGCCGAGCAGTCCTTCCTCGAGCAGGTAGACCCGGATGGCAAGCCGCTGGGCGTCATGCCGGCGTTCATCTTGGTGCCGCCCAGCCTGTCAGCGATCGGTGCCCAGCTCTTCCGCTCGACGGAACTGCGCGACACCACCCCCGGCAACAAGTACCCGGTGGCCAACCCGCATCAGGGCAAGTTCACCGTCCATGTGAGCCGCTACCTCTCCAATCCCCA